CAATACGCAACTTTTCGCCCTCGGAAAACGATGAGTAACTAAAGTCATCTCTGTGCCTACTCTTGATGGTTTCACTAAAGTTCTCGTCTAGATTGAACTGAGCAAAGAAGTCCATGTCTCCAAGGTACTTGTTGATCAGTTGGTTCATGACAGGCAAATAGGTCTTGATGATTCTCGCCTTGATACCTGTGTCCTTTAGAAGATTAGACGCATGACTGTAGATCACACCTTCGTCGAGTAGATCCTCTTTCTTCTTTGATAGAGCGGATTCATCACCATTCAGTTTCTCAATTCGTGCTTCCGTCTCTTCGGTATCGCCTGCTGTATTACATGCCTCGATTTGCTTATTACATTGATCAATATACTTGTTTCGAGATCGAAGTTCAGTTCCAAGACGATCCATTTCACCAGTCAACTTTGCGATTCCATCGTGAACCTTCATCGCAGAATCGATTGCGTCTTCTTGCTCTGCAATGATCACACCGACTTCATCGAGTGCAACTTGCAGTTCTTTGTGTTGTTGTTCAACGGGAATCAAAAGAGACTCGCGTGTTTCGTTGGTGATCTCTTGGCGACAGGACGGACACTCCGTGTTTTCGTTGTAGAAGTGAGTGAGTGATTCGTTGTCCAATTTCTGTTGTGTCAACTTAGCGTGTTTTGAGTTTGCATTTTTTAGAGACTCTCGGAGTTCACTGAGATTTGGTGCTGTGTCATTCAACTCTTTGACTTTCTTTGCCAGATCCATTCCCTGCTCTTGTAGTTCTTTGATCTGCTCTCTCGTTGTGTCTATCTCACTTTGGACTCTTTCCCTCTCCGCATCACCTTTCTTACGAAGTGAATCTAGGTTTGTTTGTTGGATTAGAATCTTCTCTTTGACGAGACCTAGTTCTCGATGTGCATCAAGCAACTGCTCTTTGTTTTCGGCAAGTCTTGTCTTGAGTAGTGAGTTCATCTCAGAGAAAACCTGAATGTCAAGAATGTCTTCGATGACCGTTCGACGATCACCCGGAGACATCTGCATAAATGGAACGAATGAAGACGAACCAAGAATCACTACCTGTGTGAATGACTTGTAGTTCATCTTGATGATCTGTTCTTCCAGCATATTCTGATAGTCTTTTGCTTTAGCATGTTGATCGATGAGTTCGCCGTTCTTGAACACCTCAAAGATCTTTGGTTTGATGCCTCGACGAATCAAGTACACATCATCGCTGATCTGAAACTCACACTCAACAACACAGTCTTTCTGGTTGATGCTATTGACAATCTGATTGACTTTGATACTTCGGAAAGGTCTACCAAACAAGGCAAATGTTACAGAGTCTAGAAGTGCGAATGACTTGCCGTGTCCATTGTTTCCTGACACTAGAGTGTTACCACCCGTGTCTAGATTGACCTCTGTAAAGTTGTTACCGAATGAACCGAAGTTCTTGAAACGGACTTTTTTGAATTGAATCATTTCGAAAGGGACTCCAAATACAGTTCCCGAACCACAGCCTTCAATCGATCCTTATCGATGGTTTCGGGAACAGAATCATCGATCTCTTGATTGATCAACGTCATTGTATCGACTGAAAGATCAATCTCATTGTCATACTCTTTCTCAACCACATCATCGAATACAACGACATTGACTGCCTTTGCCTCGTAAAGACCATCTAGAAATCTTTCATACAGAGATGGGTCTTGCTTGTTGTTTACATAGAGACGAACATACTTGCCTTCAAAATGAGACAAGTCAATCGACTCAATAGCGGTTGGATCACTATCATCATATGCAATCTTGACAAACAGCCTATCTGGATTCTTGATCTGCTCAACGGATAAGTCCTCCGTGTTTAGAATATGAAATCCTTTTTGATCGTTTAGATCACTGAATGTAATTTGATACTGAGTGCCGAGATAGTGGACGTTACCCTTTTTGTGTCCGTTGTGGAAGTGACCAGACATCACCAAGTTGTAGTCGGACAAAACACTTGGATCCATACCACCATGATGAAGAACACCACGAAGAACTTGGAATCCGTCTAGTTCGAAGTGGCCTCCGCATATCAAACTCTTAGAGTTTTGAATGAACTCCATGCAGCGATCATGGTTCTCGGCATTGATCCAAGGAATCAAGTCAACGGTAACACCATCAAAGTCTAGAGTGGTTGGTTCCTCATAGACCTTGATGTTGTCGTAGTGATCGAACAACTCATTCAAGCAATTGATCGAGTTGGTGTTCTTGTAAAAGGTGTCATGGTTGCCGGGGATACAGTGCATGACCATACCACTCTCGGCTAGTTTCTGTACGAAGCGAGTACGAACCTGATTCAGCGTGTTGAAGTTGACATACTTCCTTCGATCCATGATATCACCCAAGTGAATCACAGTTTTGATGTTGTGTTCTTCGCAGTAAGGAAAGAATACATCATCAAAGAACCGAAAGAAGTAATCTAGAAATTGCTGATTGTCGTTTCTTGCTCCGAAATGCGTATCATTCAGAACAGCGATTTGCATTCATCATCTCCAGTCTTTCCTGAGTTCTTCTTCTTAGGTCCGAAGTTCTCAAGGTCACTTTGATTCAATTTCATATAGTCCGCGTATGGATTCTTCGACGAACCAAATGGATTGATATTTTGAGCAAAGGTTCTATCGAGATCCATTGTCTCCATCATCTTGTATTTGATGTACTGTTGCTTCTTCTCTTTTTGGATACGTCGGAGAAAGGCATAGTAGATAATTTGTGTGAAGTAAGAGAATGGGTTCTTTGACTTTTCTGGATCAAAGTTACTCGCGTATTGAAGACAGTTTTCGATACCATCCCCAACCATTTCTTCTCTGTATGGATAGTTGAAGAAGTTTGGTCTGTGTGACAATCGTTCTGCGATCTCAAGGAAGCACGAACCAATATATTCGGTCACTGGAGGCTTGGGTTCCCCCATATCCTCCGCCTCTTTCACGACCTTTTTCCACTCGATCATCTCTTGATAAAATTTCTCATTGTCAACATAGTGACTACTTTTCTTCGACATAGTAAGAATTCCTCTACTTCACATGTCTAAATGATAACACCGTTTTCGAGTTTGTCAAAGGTAGTCTTCAGGATTTCTTGACCAATCTGTGTATCTTGTTCCGAAGTCTGGATGATTTGGATCTCTATTCTGTTCCTCTTCCATTTCATCAATGGATTCTTCAATCATCTCTTTAGTCATTTCCTCGTTTGAGATCATTTCAATCACAGACTCTAGCATGTCTGTAATGATATCTTTGACCTCAACATCTTCTTCTTCGTTCTCTGGTTTGTCTACATCACTTGGTTTCTGTTGCTGACTGTTCATCATGTGATCCATAAACTGTTTCATAAACTCAGGATCACTTGATCGTTTTTCAACATCAACTTCCAGTTTGTAATGCTCTAGCATGTCTGGTCGAGGATTTACGTTTGCCAAAATCATGCTCTTGGGAAAACGAATTTCTGGATTTTCTGTGCCTGGTAAAAGACTAACCAAGACAGTCATTTCTTTCTTGATTGTCCCCATCTTATCAAACAGCACTTGAGTTCGAACTTCCATTGGGTGTGAGAGTCGAATACCACTTGGTGTTTCCTCAATCACAGATCCAATGACAGTTTCTCCGGTCTTCACTCTTACGATCTTGACCTTACTCATGGGGAACCTCCTTCTAGTTTGATGCGAATTGTTTTGTGGTTGAATCCCTCAGCATCATAGATCTTCAACCTCTCGGAGAAGTGGCGAAGCGTGTGGTTTTTGTACGACTTCCAGTGAATATCATCCCCTAAGTCATACAACTTCGCAATCTCCTTGTGTTCCGACTTTCTGAGTTGCCGACCGATGCTCTGTAGAACTCGGATACGACTCTTCGAGGGAGATGAGAACACTACATTATGTAGTCGCCGAATGGAAATACCAGTACTGAATGTACCGTACGATGCGACAATTATAGCAGAGTCTTCCTCTTCGGCAATACGCCTAACTTCTTCTCTTGCATCAACATCAGTGCCCCCATATACAAAAAAGCACTTTCGATCAGGACACCTTTCTTTGATCATCTCAAAAAGAGGTTTACCATGCTTTTCGACGAACTGGAATAGTACGAGTGTATTCCCCTTTAGGTTCGATGTTAGATTGGTAATGAACTCATTTCGTTCTGGATTTGTTACGATCCAGTCGATCTCCTCTTGATAGGTCATTCTCTTATGCTGTTGTCGCACATGCTCTGGATATGACATCAATAGGCAGTCGATGTCAAGATTGGTCAACAACTTCTTGTCCATCAACTTCTTCGTACTCGTTACTTTGTACACAGGCCCAAACAAACCCTCAATAACCAGTTTGTGACATTGTGATCCATCGAGTGTACCAGTGGTTCCGATGCGATAAGGGCAGTCTCTCAACTTGGTCATGATCGATGTCAGTGACTTAGCCTTGAACTGGTGACACTCATCACCGATTACTGCACCGAACTGATCGAAGTATCCCTGTTGCATCTTGTAGATGCTTTGCCATGTTGAGATGATCACTCTCTTCTTGTCATGTGTTTTATCCTTACCAGACATAACACGGTGACAGTTTTGAAAGACATTCCACCCATTGATTTTACTGTAGTCCTTGAAGTCGGAATACATCTGCTCAACAAGACCTGTTGTCGGAACAACAATGAGAATCTTCTTGTCTTTTGGAATTAGGTCAAGGTAGTAGCGAATAAGTGCATAGATGATCAGTGACTTACCTGATGCGGTTGGTGAAAGGAGTAGAGTCCTATCCGTATTCATGGCATGAGTGATAGCATCAATCTGGTGATCATGCGGTGTGATAGCAGATCCCCCCGCGTGTGGGCGCAGGTGGTCGCACGCCCACGCCCGTACGTCCTCGCGGGCCCGGGCGGGCGGACGGTCGGGCCCGGGCGTACGAGAGACTGTATACTTTCGCTCGCGAGCAAATTGAAGAACGTAATCTTCAAGACCTGAATAGATTCGTTGGGTGTGTACGTTGTACAACTTGATCTTACCGTCCCACATCTTGTTTCGGTAAGAGGGCATATACTTGGAGCCTGGGACATCGAAGGTAAAGAAGTCGGACAACTCCTTCGCCAGCCCACGATCACAATCAATCTTTATGTTTACGGTATCAACCGTATCAATAACCAAGTCTGCCATATCAGTATTTATGGTGACTTACTGATTCTAAATTTCACTCTTTTGGATGTAATCTTGCTTATCAATAATATGAACCGCTCCGGTATTACCACTAGTCATTTCACCAAGGCCACCGGCCGGTCTACCCGTGAAGTCTTCCAAGTTGTAGTGAATTTTCCCACCACAACTATTATCCAGTACACCATGATCATCAAAGACACCAACCGATCTTCTCTTGAAGTCAAGACCACAGAGCCTTCCATAGTCTTCAAGTGTTCTTACATCACCAAAGCCGTACTCACCAATGTCGATGTCTGGATTTTCTTTTTGTTCAAATAGCACATTGAATCGATCATACGATTTGCGATTTCTCTGATTCCATGTTTCTGCCAAAGCACCTGCATTTTTACCACCATGATCATCCCAGTGTTTATTGTCAACACGATACTTGCGAGTGTACTCATGCCAGCAAGGGTTGATGTGTGGGTGAAACAAGTCCCAACCATGTGTGTATGAACGTGCAGCAAGACTCGGTTCCTCGCCGTGGAAATATAGTTCAGGATCGTAAGGAACCTCTTCCACCCAAGTACCGTATGTGAAAATAAAGTGTGCTGACAACCATGCCGCCGGTTCGGGCGACTTCATATTTTGCCACCCCTCCATTACCTGTGGCCGATTTAGTGGAATACCATCATCAGTCCACTTGTAGAATACCATGCGACATGGGGCGGGATCCAAGTTTATCATACCCCAATCATTGCCACCCCAGTTGAGCAAAGGATCATATCCGCCCACATATGAAGTTAGAAGAGGTTTTTCGGATCCGGCATCACGAAGACCTTCAAGCATCTCAATGCAACCAACATCCCAATCATATGCAAAACGCATATGCGAATCCAACTGCATGTAGTACTTTTCACCATCATAAAATTGCTGTCCTTTACTTCGTGACCAACAACATCCTTCACTTCGATTCCATAGAACATCGTCCCACTTGAATCGTGGATCATTTTCAAATTCATACTTGTGATCCCAGATGTCCATTTTTGCATACTGACGACAAATACCAAAACGAAGGCGTTCTGGATACTTTGACTTATCGATGCAGTCACGAATTGTAGGAATTAGTTGAGGATCGCGATACGATGCGATCATAATAAAGATGAGAGATGATTTGTCTTCCATGATGTTTACTCGAATGTAATCGCCGATTCTCCATTTAGTTTTGCAAGAACTCTTTGCTCTAGTAAGTCAACTCTTTTACGGTAAGAAGAGAAACCAAGTGGTGATGACTTCTCTGCCTTTTCGTAGGGTGGTTCTAGTCCATGTTCGGTGTATTGCTCGGATGTTAGATCAATACGCTTACCGTTTAGATCCTCCGCCCACCAATGATAGATGTCACCATCATCAAGTCCTCTGTAAAGAGTGATATTCTCTTTACCAAAGATGCGACGAAGAACGGCAGATGCAGTGTGACAATGACCAAACCATTTACTTTGCTTTGCTCGAATCTCCCATGTGGAGTTCATTCGCTTTGGCAAAAGATCTGGGCCCAGCGAAGAGCGAATTGTATTTGAGACCAGTTCCAAGTTCGAGTCATTGTATTCCATGATCAATTACCTGCTAGGAAACGCTTCCAGTCAATCGCGTTTCGAATCTTATTGTGCCTGAACGTAATCTCTTTGACTACTGCTTCGAGCATATCCACTTTAGACTCTTGGTAGATAATCGCCTTTTTCTTAGCGATCAGGTCACTATCTGAGTCCGTGTAAATATGTAGGTCTTGCTTCAGCACTTTCAGATCGAAGGGTTCCCATCCATAGTGTTGAAGTTGTGACTCATCCATCTTTCCGGTGTAGTATTCCCACTTACGACGATACAGAATACTGTACTCCATGCGGAGGTTTTCCAACCGGAGTTTTTCGTCGTGATAGAAGTTGAGGTACTTACCGTGAAGTTGCGGGAGCCTTGTTGACTCACGATCAAGTTCAGTCTCATCAATCGCAGAGTCCTGCTCGATCATATCGCGTAGCGTTTTCAAATCCATAACAATCCCTTTATAGGCCTTATGGCCCCTTATCTCCTTGACACTCGAAGTGTACAACGGTCTGGAGAGAAGTCAAGAAAAAAATCACAGGGATTCTAGTTCAAATTTAGCAATCTCCCCACTCAGACAATACCTTGACGATTGCGTTGAATCCATTGTTTGTTTGTGGGTGATACTTGTATGCTGCGACATCACCAAGGACTTGCAGCAAATCTTGAAAACCGACAATGCCAT